AAGGTAAGGCTGTCCTAAATGACCTGACTCATACTGATCTTGATCTACCTCTATTAAAAATAAACATGTTGGATCTTTTTTAAATAAATTAAATATAAATGCAACTTCGTCAATATAAAAATGATAAAAAGAATTAGACATTTTAAAATATGCGACAGTGTCTTCTTTAAAATAGTGCACATCACAATTTTCAGAAATTTGTTTATCAATTTCAACTTTATTTCCTAAATTGTAGTTTTTATAAGTTGAGTTATTATAAATAAAAAGATTTTCTTTATTTATAAATTCAAAAAACTCTTCTTTGTTTAAAATCATGTCTTACCTGATCCCATAGTAAGTGTTTGCCAAATGTTTGCCCAGATTGGTTTTGTTTTGTGTTTATTAAACTCTCTAGATATTTCTCCTTGCTCAAGATAAATACCGCCCCAAACTCCCCATTCTTTTTGAGTAATACCAACAGAAAAACATTCTTTCATGACAGGACACTCTAAGCATAGTTTGTCTATGGCTGGCCTAAGCATTAAATCATTTTCATATTTTTCAAAAAAAATATTAGTATCATATTTATAACACGATGCCTTATCTTTCCATTCATGTTTTTTCATATTAACCTACATATTTAGTTGGCATATTCCAACCATCTCTTGATGGTGAAAATATTTTTTTAATATACCATGCTCCATTTACAAAAGCACCAGTAGTAGATAGACGTCCTTTATCTGATTGCGTCAGTTCTATTACATCCCAACCATCCCAAGATAGTTTTTTATTATTTGCAACAATTGATTCCATAGTTTCTAGTTTATCAATTATCATTTTGCACCACTATCAATTGCCTTAAACCCATCTTCTCTGTCAAACAAAACCCAGTCCATTGATTCTATTTGCATTTCTCTATTTATGTGTTCAAGAATAATATCTTTATCTAATTCTCCACATGTGTATAAATCAAATTGTAACATTGCAGGATCTTTTTCATCCCAAATATGAAATGCGATATGAGATGTTTCAATCATTACTATTGCTGTTAAGCCACGATTTCCTTCTGCTTCAACATAAGAAGCAAACGGTCCTTTAATAATTTTCATTTGTATTGCATAAACTAATCTTGTTAAAAACCCAACGCCATCTTCTGGAGTCTTTAATGGATTCTTTACTTTGGCATTAATTAATATGTGCTTGTGTTGTAACATTGTTTTCTTTCTCTAGTAGCGGAATATTCCAACTTCAACGTTGTGAAGTTCTGCTTCTGCAACTAATGCAGAAGGTTGATCCTGTGGTGTACTTAAATAAGCAAAGTAACCAATTGAATCAAAATTTTCTTTTAGCCATGTTGGGGCAACCTTAAAGAATTTAATTTTTTTACCCCTTGCTCTTAATCCTCTTTCAGATAAATTTGAAAACTCTGAAACCATAGAATTAACTTTGGCTGGACCTGCTGAGTAGATGTGAAACTTATCATCATTTTCTGGTAAAGATGCTAGTGCCACACCCATAGCCCTGATGAATACACTATAGTCTTCAAAAGTTTTGCTGCCTTGAACTGCAACTATCATGCCTATTCACCCTTTCTAAGTTGATCTATGATAAAAAGCATCTTATCTAATTCTACCTTATTCATACCCATTGTGTCAACTACCTGTGCATTGTTTTTATCTATATCTCCATCAACAATATTTGACACATAGAACACATTATTTTTAGTCCAATAGGCTTTGCCTTCTACAATGAGCACCCTAACGTTAGTATTTTTTAGGTGCTTACTTGATTGATTGTCTTTATTGTTAATCTTACTTATTTGATCTACCTGCGGCAATAGGGGGGACAGGATACGGTGTATGTGGCTTTGACTATACCTTATTAAAAAAAATGGCTCACGTTTATTTCTTTTATTTATTAAAAATACAAGAAAAATAAATAATATAAGCGTTGTTGTTACAGTACCAAGTAAAAAATCCATCTATTACGCCTGATCTTTCATTACAATTCTTATTATTTCTTTTAGACTATACTTGTTATTTTCTTCTAATTTTTCTACTTCTTTTTTATTAAATGCTTTTGGCAGCAATTTTATCTCTGGATCTTTTTGAGTTATATCCATTGCTATAAAACCATGTTGCCACAATGCCATCGTCTCTCTACTAAAATATGTAGACATTTCATTATGAAGATCTGGACTAACATCCTGTAGTTTTGAAGTAAAATTATACAATGGTTCACCAGTGTCTATATCAATACCAGCAACCTCAAGTGCACCAAGCAAAATAAGATTTGCTATAACGTCTTTGTCATCACTCATTATTAACTTTCTATTTTATTGGTGTTATGGAAAATGCAGTTTTTTTACAAGGTTTTAATCCTGCTGTAATTGCATCTTTTTCTTTTTTATCAACAGACAATGACCATCTAACTTTAATTGATACCCAATTAGTTAAATACTCACAAACATATGCTTTGTTTGTTGGTAACCAATCTGCTGGATCTCTATCTGATTTTGATCTATTAGATGCTCCAGTCACTGCAATTAAATGTCTTAAATCAGTTTGATCATTTGCATACATCTCACGTTTTTTTGCATCCCATTTACTTGCACCAGAATCCCATGACTCAGCCAAGGGAACCATATGATCTACATCAAGTTTTCCTGCTTCAGTTACAGTAGTATTATCGTAGATGCTTAACCACTTACCGCCTGTAATTGCACATTTTTTATCAACAGTTGGTTTTATAATTGCTTCTGAAATAATAACTGCTTTTCTAGAATCACAACCTTTGCCTACTCCAACCCAATGTTTAAACTGTTCTCTCTTATATCCTGTACGAACTTCATCAGCAACCTTTAGAGTGTTTAATGCTGTTAAGGCATCTTTGTACTTAGTATCTACAGCATTTGCTGAGATAGTGTTTAAAGATAAAACTGCTGCACAAACCATAGTGAGTGCTGTTTTTTTATTAATCATACATGTCTCCCATTTTCTCTACTTCAAAACTACTTTTATTGGTATAAACTATGTTAGTAATGTTTGGTAATTTAATTATTTTAGCATCTGGAATACTATTTTTAATTAACTCACTTACTTGTTCAAAATGTAACGGATCGTTTTCAGTCATTCCAGAAACATGCTTAACGCCAATAACTACTTGAGGGTTTGTGTGCAAAGTATCAACATACTGTTTTAAATTTTTTTCATTCCATGATTGATAAGTATCTGTCATTAAAGTAGTTTCTTTTTTCCAATCAAAAAGCCTAAACTTTCTTATAACATTTATGGCTCGCGTTGGCAGAGCATCTTCGTGCTCATCGCCAGTATTAACTATCTTATGATGAAAAAACTCTGGATCTTCCCATGCTCTGGCAGATGTGTTTTCTTTTGTATCTACCCAAACCACTATATCTGCTTTTCCAAATATTTTTCTGTACTGCTCTATGTTAAAAACGGCATCAACTATAACTGGCTTATCTTGTTTAGATTCTAAAATTCTTGCCAATGTTCCTAGTTTTTGATAGTACACTAACTCATTAGAACCTGAAAAAAAATCAGTAAATATTTCTTTGTCTAAATGTAGACCATTTATTCTATCTCTTACAGCATCTGCAATCTCAGTTGCTCCAGATCCAGGTAGTCCTATAAATTGAATTATCATTTTAACTAAAGTACCTGTCGTATTGTAATACAACCTCAACAAGCATGCTATCAATAGAGCCAATGGACTTAGTTATCATAAGATCATATTCATCTTCTGATGGTGCTTCCCATTTAAAATCAGATGGAGCACCTTGAGGAGGAATTGGAACGACTGCATCTTGTTCATCAATTGTGTTTACCCAAACAGTGAACGTATCGTACGCATATGGAGAATCTTTAAACTGTTCTCTTGCCTCTTTTGTTGGAAAATATCCACTTGGAACATACAGGTCTACGTTGTTTCTTGATGCCACGGTACCAATTGTTCGTAGCCATCTAGCATATGGGGATTCTGTGCTTGCTGTAGGCAACTCCCTGTCTGTACAAAAATATCCACCCATTTTATCTGAAAAATCTTTTGCAAGTTTATTTCTAATTTCTGGATCTAACCCAAAAAACTGAACGGTACGCATTTTTAGTCCTTTCCTTTCAACTTATTCTCAATCAATCTATCTCTTTCGTCTACAATACTAATAGCAAACTTCATAATTTTATCATAACCCACAGCATTATCAACAATCTTATTATAATGATGTGCACAAAACAATAGATCTCCATCTAAGCCCACAGCCTTTACATAGGCCTGTGCATTACACCTATCACATCTATCGTTTAATGTCAATAGATATTCGTTTACGTCTGGAGTTGTTTTAGTCATTAACATAATTATACCTTTGTTTAGTAGTTATACCAATTTTAGCACATACCTTGAACTTTGTCTAGTATGTTATTTTTTTCTTTTATCTGTTGAGTAAAAACCATCACCGTTAAAAACACTAGCGACTGAATCATATTTTCGAACCAGGGATATGTTGCATTTTTCACAATCATACCCTGGATCGTTTTCCCTAATTGAGCGAACTTTTACGTATTCTGTTTGACATTTTTTACATATATATTCATAGATGGGCATTAGGCCACCTTTTTACCAAACCTTGACCAGGCTCTTTCATGTAAGAAAAATCCAAGCATTTCACATGCTGTATAGATTATTGCAAAAGATCCAGCATATTCCCAATGTGCTTCACCAGTAATTGCCTTTTCAAAAAAATACACCAACGTACCAACAAAACCTATGTGTACGATTGGCCAACTAACTGTCTTATATAAACTTTTTTTCTTTGAATCTTGTGTCATATATCTCCTTAATATATTATATCACAAAAAAATGCTAATTACCTATTATACTTTTTCTTATTTCCCAATAACTTTCTATCATATCTATCTCTTCATAAAAATCTATAATGCTTCTTGTATATTCCAAAAAGGTAAAATATTTGTTTCTACCAAGTATCATTATTTTTTTAACTTCTTTTGTCATATCGTCATCATCAAGAACCCATATCCTAGTCCAATGGTTTGGATTGTTGCGATCAGTACCAACAAACTTCCACCATCTTTCATCATATGGAAATGAATACTTAATATCGTTACCAGCATAATGAACGATAGCATCAGCATATGGTGCAACCACATCATAGTCTTGACAATATACTGCTATAGATTGCTCTGGTTCTTCAAAAGGAAATCTGTGATATGAAGGAAATTCTATTGCTTTAATGTCAGAACATTTTGCAAAAATAAAATTACAAGAAATATAATAATTTTTAAAATATTTATCATTAACCTTATCTTTATCTAGTGCTACGTCAAACTCAACTACCTCTCCATGTAAATCTAATTCATTAAAAGTTCCATCTACAACCCACCTTGTTTTCCAATTACGTTTACCTTGAACTTTGGCTGTAGCCTGTCTAGATATAATTCTTTTTTCATTATTTTTTGTTAACTCTTCTATGTCATCCATTAGAGTAGTATCCCAGTTAAGTTCAAAATCTGCGTGGGCATCTATACCTAAAAAGTACTGCTCATCCTCTATTAGACCCCTTATAGCCTCTCTAATGCCTACTATGCCTGGCTTTCCATCTGCTATGTCTTGATCTCTAACTATCCTTACATTGTTAAACATTGATAGATCTGGCTCTTCTTTATAGTTTAAACCAAGTCCAAATACAATATTTTCAGGGTAGTATGCAGTGTCTAAAATATGATTCATAGTATCTACCAAATGCACATCTTCCCATGCTGGTATAGATACAAATATTTTTTTATTCATCTTATTATCCTTGCTCCGTATGTTTGTTCCCAATTAATTATATCACTCTCGTCATTAAGCAATGGTTGACCCTTAATATTTAAACTGGTATTAAGCAAAACTGGTACCTTTGATATTTTGTACCATCTGGATAACAGGTCGTATAGTCCAGGATGCTGATCTTTATTTACAGTCTGAACCCTAGAGGTACCATCTTTATGAACAACGGACGGTATCAAATCTGGCTTTAAACACTTAACTGCATACTGCATATAAGGACTTGTAAAATTCATATCAAACCATTTACTTGCATGCTCTTCCATCACAACTGGTGCAAAGGGTCTAAAGAGTTCACGCTTTTTAATATTATTAACCTTATCTTTAATGTTTGGATCTCTAGGGTCTGCCAATATACTTCTATTACCTAATGCTCTTGGTCCATATTCTGCTCTTCCACTTGCTATCGCCGCAATTCCACCATTCACTATTTCATTTAATGCTGAATCTACTGGATATTTATCTCCTAAATCATAACCAAGAAACGGTGTCTTAAAGTCAACATGCTTTCCATACAAGGCTGCCGCAGCACCCAAAGAACTTCCAGCATCTCCAGGGTTTGGCATAATCCATATATCATCAAATATATTCCACAACAATGTATTAGCAGAACAATTAAGAGCACACCCACCCATAAAAACTAATTTATTTTTCTTAGTTAATCTTTTTGCCATATACATAAAATCTATTAACTTTATTTGATAAACTTCTTGTACTGCTGCGGCAATATCAAACCTATCTTGCTCAGTTATTTCTGATCCCCAATCAAAAATTCCTTTATGAAAATTATATTTTTGATATCCAATTGATGGAAAGTATTCTAAAACCTTTTTAAGATATTTTTGTTTATCTCCATAGGCAGCCATGCCCATCATTATGTACTCTTCTTGGTTTGGTATCAGACCAATAAGTTGAGTAAACGCAGAATAAAATAAACCAAAACTAAAGGGATAATTATCTTTGTACATTAACTTAATATCATTTCCTTCTCCAGCCCAAATGGTAGAGGTATTAAATTCTCCAATTGAATCAAGTACTACTATCACTGCATCGTCAAACTTGCTAGTATAGTACCCTGCTGCTGCATGCGAGTAGTGATGTTTAAAATTAGTTCTTGGTATTGCATTAAGATAAGTATGTTCAAACCAAGGCTTACCGCCACCAAAACCACCACAAGTTTTAACTCTTAGTTTTTTTAAAAATGGATTTTCATAGTAGGCTATTTGATCTGGAATCCCATACTCCAATGCATTATCTATTAAACCCTTGTTGGTAAACCAATCATTTTTAACTTTGCTATATCTTTCTGCGTGTCCAGAAAATAACACCTTATCATCTTTAATTAAAGATATAGAAGCATCATGTGTTGTTTCATTAATTCCCATTATCAACATTTATAGCCTCCTGTAACTGAAACTCAGCCTCTTTAAACCAAGCATAATGAACTGCTTCGCTTGGATGGGTACCGTCATTTCCTATGATTGTCATGTTTTTTTCTTTATTTTGTATAAACCAAAATACATTTTTTGAAAATCGTTCTTTATCTACATCATAATAACTATCAAATGATTCTTTCATTGTTTTATTCATATATGTTTCAAACTTTTGTAGATCAACATTTATAAAATCAGTTATTCCAGGAATTGGATCAGACCAACTAGTAGAAAAAATTTTAGCATTATTAGTTTTACAGATATCTTCCAAAATACTATACAGATTAAAAACAAAAATATCTAATATTTCTCCATTTTTAATATCGTCCATTGATTTGTGACTAGTATTGAACTTATGCCAATCCCTTCCCCAATTTGGAAAAAGAATAAAAATAAAATCTGGACAACCATATTTAGCAATATACTTTAACACGTTTATCATTATTTCTATTGAAGAGAATCCAGAACAGCCAATATTAAAATAACCAGAACATTCATTATCCTTGTTCATTTTATTATAAAGTTTGTATGACCAACTTTTTTTAATATCATTTACACCACACCCAACAGTAATTGAGCATCCAGCAAACAGTATGTTTGTTTTTCTAGGATCTACTGTTTTTAGTTTGTCTGAAATATAATTATTATGATCTTTTTTATTTAAATTCGAATCAAGAAATGGTCCAATTATATCTTTATTCTTGTGTAACAAGTATTTAAAATGTTGAGGTCTTGTTGTTTTATCATTATCCATGATATCTTTATAATTCATATTAATATATAAAATCTCTTTTTTTAAAATGTTTTTTATTTTTTCTTAACCAAAAATAAAACTTAATTTTATATATTATTTGTTTCATTCTTGACCAGTAGAGTTTCTAATCATGTGAGATGGCACATTATGAAACCAAGTTGGTAATGCATATCTTGGTCCTTTTAAAACAGAATCAACTTCGTGAACATATAAAAAGTTGGATGGAAAAAACACAATGCTACCTGCTGATGGCTTAATGGTTACATTTGATTGTTTAAAGGTTATCTCTCCGCCAACGTAATCATCATTAAGGTATAACAATACAGATAAAACTCTGGTACTCACCCCCTGGTCTTGATGTGGTGGTAGATATCCAGACTTATCATATCTTAATAAACTAGTTGCGTGTTCTTTTGCTTTAACATTTTTTTGTGCAAATGGATATAACTTTGTTGAATAGTGCAATAGTGCTTCATCAATTGATCCATGTATTCTAGAAGATATGTTTCTTTGTTCATCTTTAAAAGCATCATCTTCTGATATCTGTTCCATAGTTGGAATAAATTTTTGCCAACAAAATATTTCGTTTGTTCCAGCACTATCATTAATCCAAGGAGACCACGGTTGAACAACTGTTCTTTGTTTAATATCTGGGGAACTATTTAAAAACCTTTCTTCTAAGTCTTCTATGTTTCTTATAATCTGATCAGTATTTTTTACAATATTTTTATAATATACCAAACCTAAATCTAATACTTCATGATCTATTGAAGTCACGCTCTGCAGCCTCTCTTTCTAATGGATACTGTACGGCTTGCCAAGTTGGATTCTTATCTTCCCCCAAGAAATCTGGATCTGCATGTTCTGGAAGTGATGTGTGCATATATAGTGCAGTGTATCTATGACCTTCAGTTACTTCAGTAATACCGTGAATATATTCTGTACCAGAACTTGGAAAGAATACTGCAGAATATTTTTTAGGCTGGTATACAAAATCTTGATTAGGAAAAAATATTTTACCACCCTGGTATTCTGGAGTTTCATTTAAATAAATTATTGTACTAAATTCTATAAATGGTTCTGGTCCTTGTGCATCTAAGTGTAGTCCACCTCTTGTACCTTTTGTCCAATGTGATCCAAAACCTTTAAACACATATATTGGATTAAGGAACCCATTATAGGATCTGTGTATTTCGTTAGACTTATTGCCATACTTAATCATAATATCCATGACCGTTTTATTGTATGGTAATGATGTGCCACCATATCTTTTACTATAGTATTCTGGATACGGATTAACTTCTGATGGGTTGTGTTGTTCCCTTATTAGGGTATCTGCGTCTTCCTTGGTTATGAAATTATCCACTACCGCGATTCTATGCATACTGTTCCTGTCTTTTCTCTATTATATCATTAATCAATATAATTTATTTTGGTCATAAATCTTTTAGAGTCTATACCGTCAAACTCTGAATCTGTTGGGTTATAAAAAACATCGTTAATTTCAAAGGGCAGGGGGTGTGTTTTTTCTATATCCAAGCCATTGATGTTATAAAAATCTGAAATAGGAGACATGAGGGGAAGACCTATATCTATATAATCATTTTTTTCATTTTTAATTAACTTAATCATTTGATTGTAATTGTGATATTTAGAAAAAACTGTATAAAGCGTTTCAAGGTTATTCAGCCCTTCCTTTTTATAAAAATTATCTGGACAACAGAATACTTTTATATTATTAGCGTGATACATTAAAGACAGGACTTCTTCCTCTCCATAGTATTTTAAATATGAGGGGTATCCAATGTTGCGTAACGTTTCGGTATGTCCAAATATAAGATCTCTGCCAACAAACTTACTACTAGTAAACTTATCCACTACCTCTTCTTCTTTTTTAAAATAAAATATTCCATCTTGTTTTAATTTATTTTTATTTTTAATAGATATTATCGACCCAGAGTTTGGCAAAGCATTAATAAGTTCTTCATCCCAATTATCTTTTAAAAATATATTATCAGACATAAACATAGTATATGTAAACTTAGACTGTTCTAATAATTGATTTTTGTAAAAACATGGGCCAAGAATACTATCCCAAAGTATATGCTGATAACCACAATTCTCTATCTTATCAAAATAATCTTGCCTTGTAAGGGTATGTTGATCAAAGATATGTAAATATATTGCATTTTTTTTAGATGACTTTTCTAATAAATTTTCTACAACTTCCTTTAACATTTTATTTTTATATGAATATATTACTACATCAATTGGATTTGGAAGATCAGTCTTGCTCATCTTGATTTTCTTTTCCCTTAATGCCAAATATTTTTTTACGCCATGCTGTTTTTTTATAATACCCATACAACATTGACCTTCTATTCTCTGCCTTAAACTCATGATCATCTATTTTTTTTATACTTGCATCTACCTCTAATTCCCAGTTATCTCTTTTAAATGGCAAGATTTGAAATATTGGAGTTCCCTTTTTTATTATTCCTTGAAAACCTTTCTTTAAAAAGAAAGCCGTAAATACTGGTAAGCCCCAAATATCAGATTCAACAATACCAGACATAGTATAAAATGGTAAATCATGTCTATTCATAGGATGAGTAATTAAAACAGAATAGCCTGGAGGTGTTTCGTAATACCAGTTCATTCTCCATCCATAATGTATTGGATGACAGTTATCTGGTACTGGCAAATCAATTGTTGGTCTTTTGTCAACAATCATAACTTCACTATCCCAAGATAATTTTGGTTTTCCATTTTTGTCTAACTCTACCAATAGATCATGTTCTAATAAATAAAAATATCCAGCAGTTAAAGAATCAAGAAAAGGCATACACATTTTTGTTGCAACTCTAGCACCATCTCCACCAATGTTATTAACTGGATTTAAAAACTTGTCATCATTCCACACTTCATGTCTGGCTAAACTTTTGTACCACTCTGGAACATGTTTAATTGCAGGCTCTGGAGGTGTGTACAAACCTTCATAGTTAGTTCCACCACCTGGTGTAAAAGATATTTTTAGCGGTTCGTTCATTACTTATATTCTTTTTTTTGTCTAAACTTTTCTTTATAAGAATTTCTAAAACTACTTCTAACCATTAGTCTTTGTTTTTCTATCTCATCTTTACCGATTGAGTATGCCACACACTCTGATTCCCATGATTCTCTTTTGACTGGTATGGCCTGGATCAATGGCGTACCCTGCTTTATAATACCCTTAAAATCTTTTTTAATATACATAGAAAAGTGTCCATCTGATGCAAACCTATCTGTATCAACAAATGCTTCAAACGCTTTAAATGGAACTGCATCTTGATGAAATGGATGAGTAAATATAGTACTATATCCTTTTGGTGTCATGATAGACCAAAATGGTAAAATTCTAAAAATTTGTTTATGATACACGTTATCGTCAACAGGATAATTAGATATTTGTTCTGCTGTGTGTGTTGCAACCATGTCATTACCAACAAATTTAAGTTCATTAGGAACACTCCATGTTATTTTTTCTGGGTTGGTAGCATCTACGTACACGTCCATAGGAAACTTAATAATGTATCCAGCAGTCATTAAATCAAAAATTGGCATACATCTTTTTATGGTTCCGCTACTACCACCTTTAGAAATAAAATCTTTATATTCATCACCTATAAAACCTGGTTGTTGTCTATACCACTCTGGAATAAATTTTGATGCTGGTTCTGGTTGTGGTGCAAACATTGCTGTCTTATCGTTAAAAGGATAAAACTGAACTTTATTCATACATCTTCCTTACTCTCTCTATCATTATATCACTTGCTTGAAATCTAAGGTTATACATTGGGGCATACCTTGGTATTTTACCAAATTCATTGTCAACCATATGGTTGCCTTTATCTTTAAAATGAAAGTATACAAAGTCAGTCTCAATCATTGTTGTACCTTTAGGTATTTTTTTAAAATTCATAACTTTTGGATATATAACAAAAGGAGAATCCTCTGGCTGCTCTATAAAAGCCTTAATTTCTTCATCAATAAGCCATGGCATATAAAATCTAAAAACATCAGTAAAACAATCTTTGGGCAACTCAGGAGGCTCTTGATCTGATAAGTAGTACTGTCTAATCCATGGTCTATCTAAACTATACAAACCATCTTCCTTTTGAAGTAAAAATATTTCAGCATGATTTGTTTGTTGCAGCGTTACTTCACTACCTTTAATACTTAATAGTTTAGGTTTTGGATATAGTTTACTAGCATATAAATTTATTGGTTTTATAATACTGTCAGTATACTGATCTTTAATTCCTTCTTGATAAGAAAGCCATCTTGAAGTAACCCTAGATCTTTCATTTATATACAAGAAAGATTCAGATTTAGATTTATACCAGATGTTAAAATCTAAACTTAGTGGATCAAGTATTTCTTTACTCACTCTTCTTCTGACCAATCTTTATTTAATAATTCTTTTGGTATAACCTTGTACCCACTTCTATCAATACCAATTTCATATCCTTTTTCAGCCTCTATCCAACCCAACAAATTAACTGTTCTATATTCTGAGTCTGATAGTTCTGCACCCCAAATAATTAAACCACGATTAAGATCTTTTTCACGCACTGCTGGACCAGACTGTGTTCTTACTCTTCTTACTTCTATGTTTGTTCCTACGTCTGGCATATCTTTATACTTCTTATGCTTTCTACCGTCCCAAACTGAGGCATGCCAATACTGGTTTGTATATTTAGCAACTGCTAGTTCACAAATTGCTGATGCTGGTTGAGCGTTTCTATCTTCTTCCATACTAGATCTATTGTAGTATGAAGCATCTACCTTATTCCAATTTTCTGTATATCTTCGCATACCTACCATATAGGCGTGTTCATATTCCCATGGTTCTAATTCAATTATCAATTGCTTTCCTATTCTGTTAGTGTTGCGAGCCTCGACTCAGGATTGAACTGAGGACCTTCCGCTTACAAGGCGGACGCACTGCCACTGTGCTATCGAGGCGTGGGAGTAACAGGACTTGAACCTGTGATAGCCGAATTATGAGTTCGGTGCCTTAACCTACTTGGCTATACTCCCTTTGGCTGGCGTGGTAGGTCTCGATCCTACGACTTCGAAATTAACAGTTTCGCACTCTGCCAACTGAGTTACACGCCATTGTTTTTAATTACCTGGTTCTATTTTTATTACATCTCCAAAGTCTCCTGCTTCAACAACAGTTATCTTGACACCACCATAACTAACGCTGTCGCCTTTTATAAGTGCTCCCTTTTCAGAAATACTTTGTCCAGGACATTTCTTCTTTGGCGTAGTGGAAGGAACGTGAATAGTTTTTTCATTCCAGCCTTGACCATATCTTGAAGCAACG